TACAGCATCAAAATGTTGTATTTGACCGTTCCAACCTGGCGCCAAACATTGTGTTTTGGTTTGGCCACAACGACTAAGTTGTTGGCGTATGCCTGGTTGAAGGAGGTTGATTTCCGCGGGATGGGATCAACCCTGTGCGATCGCATCAGCGACAAGCCGACAATTGAGTCTGACTTGTCGCGTGATGCGTTTGAAAGCACTGAAGTCCCCAAGGTTTCTCTGACCAAGGGGCACACTCACCCCAATGCTGCTGCGGCCCGCAATCTCGGTATTCGAGTTGCGAGCTCCATGGCGCTCCGAATGGGGGTTGGCCTGTACGTCGTTCAGATGTCTAAGGCTGACCAGCGTAAGGAGTACCGTGGAAATCGACAGTGGTATTGGCCGAAGGACACGAATGTACTAAACAGGAGTGATACCATGCTTGCCGAAGATCTGGTGTATATATGTGATACTGATTATTACATGAATATGCCGGATTTCCTAGCCAAGCATGAGAGACCCGTTTTATTGTACACTGCCGTGCCTTCTGCTGCGACCACCAAAGATCAGGATAGTGCGACCTACTTTAATGAGTATGGACGCCTAGTCACCCTGGTTTCTGGTGGTGGGCGTTATGACCATTTGTTATGGAACTATGCTTATGATTCGATTACTGTCAAGCGATCGTTTCTGGGCATCCCTTACAAGTTGGTCACGTATGCCGTTGAGCGTAAACAAGTGTCCGACCACCGCCAATTGATCCTCTTGGCACCCATTCGGGTGTTCCGAGGTCCAGCAGCGTGGTTGGGCAGCTGGTTGTTTGAGGGAAACCGTTTGAGTAGATTCGACCCAATCGAGCAGACACCTTGTGGCGAGCGTTTCGTCCGCTTCAAGGTGCACACCGCCGAGGATACGTTTATCACCACTGCCAAACCAAACACACATTTGTCGTGTACGGTGTCGGCTGAGCTGGATGATGCCGTAGCGACGGTGGCACGGTTGGGAACCACGAATCTGATGTTGCCTACTGTGGCGAGCTGGCTTGGCAAAGACCAGCGCGCCGCAAGCGCGATCTTGACGGAATACCACAGGAAAGCTGTAGGCAAGAAATTGCCAATCGTCTTTCCGGTCAAACAGGGCGTGAGAGCCTATCAGTATGGCTTGTCGACCTACAATCAGGACGACAGACCAAAACTTGAGGCTTTCATGTCACCGCTCGTTCACGAGGCTTTTGCCCCAGTGAACAATGCAGCATCGGAAGAGCAATGTGTTAAGGGTAGAATTAATGATTTGAAGAAGCCTGAACCCCCACAAAGCGAAATCCGAGACCGATGCCTACAAGAGTTCATAGATCTTGTATGCGAAGGGTTAGTGTTGGAGCCTGTCGACTATGACACGGTTGCCGAGAAGCAGGTCACACCTGCACAAAAACTGTCCCTACAGAAGGCGGTATTGGCTGGGCCTTTTGTTTCCCTTGTGCTCAAGTGCTTTATTAAAGCTGAAGCATACATGGGAATCAAAGATCCGCGTAATATCTCTACATACCCTGACGCCGATAAACTGACGTTGTCAACGTTTGCTTATTCGCTCAGTCAGGCCATGAAGAGATTTGCGTGGTATGCCCCAGGCATGACACCACTGGAAGTAGCCCAGAGGGTCGCTGACATCTGCCAGACATCATCGTTTGTTAACGTTTCCGATTACAAACGCATGGATGGCACGATCAGCTACTTTCTGCGCCTTGTGGACAGGGGTGTGTTGATGAAGACGTTCGTCAACCACCGTGCAGTGTTGAATGAACTTTTGAAACGCAATTGCGATAACAAAGGCTATCTACCTCTCGGCACAACGTTTGAACAGGGATCCTCTCATGGATCAGGCTGCCCCTTCACCAGCCTCTCCCAGACTTTGCGATCCGTTTTCTGCGCTTACCTTGCGTTCAGACACACAAAGAAACCAGATGGTAGCTACTACGAGCCTAGAGAAGCATTCTCTAGCCTCGGAATCCATTCTGGTGACGACGGTCTCGATGGCAACCTGCCCGTGGATTCTCACGAGTGGGCTGCCAAACAGGTCGGACTCATCTTGGAGGCACACACCGTTGATTATGGGAACCCGGGAGTCAACTTTTTGGCACGCTACTATTCAGAAGAGGTCTGGGAAGGACGTCTTGATAGTATGTGTGATGTCAAAAGGCAGCTCTCTAAGTTCCATACTTCGGTTCGCCTACCTGAAAACGTGT